CAAGGACTGTCGCGCCATGAACACAATTTTTCTCATCTCACAATGTGTCACGCAGGAAGCTGTATTGTGCGTAAAGAAGGTCGCGAATTGGTTATGACAAAAGACACGCAGCCTGTAAACCTGTCGGCAAACGAGTGGCATGAAATTGAAGCAATAGAAGACCAATCTGTTTTTGTTAATGTTTTTGTGGAAAACAAAGCATGAAAGACTTTGCTGTTGCTTTTATCGCAGCAGCACTCTTGGTCGCCATGATCGTGTGGTGTGTCCGTATCTTTTATATACTTTTTTGGTGAAACATGGACCCAATTACCATCCTTGCAGCATTAGGCCCACTTGCTGTTGATCTTGGCAAATCACTGATTGGCAGATTCATTCAAACTGACGGATACAAGCCTGTCAACGTGGATGAGTACGTCAAGATGAAGCAGCTTGATTTGGAGCTATTTAAGGCCATGAACGAGGCTGGTGGCTCCAACCCCTCATACCCGTGGGTTGAGGCGATTGTGAGGCTTATGCGGCCTGCTGTAGCCATGCTAGTAATTGGCACTTGGGTTGCCATCAAACTTAACGGCCAATCAAACGAAACCGTAGACAACTTTGCATCGGCAATTGCTTTCTACTTGTTTGGCGACAGAACTCTTTTTTATTCACGCAAAAAATGAAGCACAACTTTGCTGAATCGCTGCAAAAACTCTTAGTTCATGAGGGTGGGTTTGTTGACCATCCAGACGATCCCGGTGGCATGACCAATTTGGGCGTGACCAAAGCAGTCTGGGAAGAATGGGTCGGGCATCCTGTTGACGAAAAGCAAATGCGTAGCTTGACTCCGGTTGCTGTTGCTCCTTTGTACCGCGCCAAATACTGGAACAAAATCAAGGGTGACGATTTACCGACAGGTGTTGACTACGTTGTCTTTGATGCGGCAGTAAACTCTGGCGCAGGAAGGGCTGCAAAGTGGCTGCAAGCCTGTGTCGGTGTTGAGGTGGATGGTGACATTGGCCCAAAAACTTTGGCTGCTGTACGAGCTTTTGATACAAACCAGTTAATTGAAGACTATGCAAAACGCCGCTTGTCATTTTTGATGGACTTGAAGCATTGGGACACCTTTGGCAAGGGGTGGAGCCGCAGGGTTGCAGAGGTTCAAAAAACTGGCTTGGACATGGCTTAGCGCTCAACGCCTTGTAGACGATCTGCAACAAGTTGAGCGTATCCGGCAATGTCAACCCAATTGTCAACATAATTTATATCGCCAACAGCAATCCTTGCCAACTTATGGCAAATCATGTCGATGGCAACTGATTGGTCTGGACTGACTGAATTTAGCTTGTCAAGACTCATGTTGTCGTAGAGGGCTTCTTGAATGTCTGTTGTTGCTTTTGCAACATCAACAAATTTGCCATAACGCTTGCCTCGTTCATCAAGGATTTCGTCAATCATCACGACTCCTTGATAAACACGCCATTGGGCATCAATGTGCCTTTGCGGTTTTTGATCTGAGCGTAAGCCTCTTCCATGCAACTCACCAAGTTAATGTCTTGCAAAGCGCAATAGTTGACCAAGCAGACCATCACATCACCAACACCGTCAACAATCCCGGCTCGGTCCTTCTTGATGGTTGCATCAGCCAGTTCGCCAAGTTCAGACATGGCCTTGAGCAACTGTGTGTCAGGGGTGCTGTTCGGAATAATCTTCCGAGCCTCAGCCCACTGAATAATTTTCATTTCAACGTCTGCGTAACTCATGCTTGCTCCAGTGGAAGGATGTCTTGCTCTTGACGCAAAGCAGTTTCAACAGAGCCGCCTTTGGAAATAAGATCAATCAACTGATCTTGTGTTGGAATCTGCACTTTAATAACGCCTTGAGCGACATGGTGCAGGGCTTGTGCGCGAGTGTTGGCGCGAACAAGGCGGGTTTCTTGGCCGTAGCCAACGATGTAAATACGGGACATATCTTCTCCTGTGGTTAAAAAAGGTGGGCCGCTACTCGCTGCGTCTGCGGCTTGGTACTGGTGGTTGAACCGGCTTTCGGTCACGCAGCATCCGCTTTTGCGGCCCGAAATCATTTGATGGTCAATCTGTCCTTGCGAACAATGTAGGCTCCAGCAACAGGCTCACCAGCAAGGATTGCTGCCTTGATTTTGGTTTTGCTTGGCTCTGGAGGCTTGGGGTCGCCACACAGTTCAGCAGGGAACTTTGCGCCATCCTCAATTACAACGGATTCATCACGGTCAACATACAGCTTGACAACAAAAGACCCGTCAGCAGCCTTGATTTCGTGGATTCCTGCCGTTTTCATATTCTCGGCAAGGTATTCCCTCAACTTCTCGGCTTTGCGCTCATAGGCCGTTTGCAAGGCCTTGATGCGTTTGATGGCATTCTTGGCTTGTTCAGCATCCGATTCGCAGTTTAGGACATAAGCAGCGACAGCGTTTGCTTTGTTGCCGAGCATGACCCGGAATTCTTCAAACGCTGGCAAAGCCTCGCCAGTCTCTGGATCAAAAAGATCGTCAAGTTGCTCACGGAAGTCGTGAGCGAGTTGGTAAAGACTGGTCATGGTCAGAATGGAATATCGTCAGGCATGTCATCAAAACCGCTTGATGGCGTTTGGCCGGAAGAATGACCAGCAGCTTGAGCAAACTCAGGGCTGCGCTTAATTGCGTCCTTGAGCTTGTCGTGAAAGCTGTCAAATACCGCCCAATCAGGTTTGTCCAAGTCAAACATCAGGTTTTCATGCACTGGTGCTGGCTTGCTGTTTTTCAACGCTGTTGGCAGCGGGGTCAAATTGGCTACGTTGCTGTACGTCTTGCCGTTTGTTTCGCTGGTTGTGACGTTGACCATGCAATACGCGCCAAGCAGTTTGCTGATGTCAAAGCCTTTGGCCTCCTCATCCGTAAACTCACGACCGCGCCATGACTGCAAGTCTTTACGCAGAGATGCTTTCTCACCGAGAGACAGCGTGTATGACTTGCTGATGGTCATTGGCATTTCTTTGCCGTCAAATTCAACGGTCAAAGGCCTGCCTTCTTCGTCTTCGCCAAACAATTCCCAAGCAACACGAATTTTGTGCTGCAATTTTTCGCCATATTGACCAGAAGACAACTGAGTGCCAAGGTCAATCAACGAATAGCAACGACCAACATGAACGCCAGAAGGCACTCGTTTGAAGTTACCACCACCACTGTCAGAAGCTACAAAGCCCATTTTCATTCTCCATAAAAAACAGCCGTTACAGGTCGGCTGAACACCTTATCTAAACCAAAGAAAAAATCCGTGCAAAATTCCAATTGGGAACAGCAATGCTCCAGCAATCAGAAAGCCCCACAAGCCCTCGGCAAAGCAAGTGAAGATGTGTGTGATCCATGCAAAGAAGCAGGCAAGTCCGATAATCGCGCCCATCATTGCACCTTTGAGACTGGTTGAGCCAACAGCCATTTATTGCCAAGCTGATGAACAGATCGTGCCCACTTGCGTTGGTAGCTGCGGATCACTTGAGGGGACGCATCATACGTCTGAAAGATTTGCCGTGCTTGGCGTAAAAGCGTAATGTTCATGTGAACTCCTGTCTTGTTGAATCTTTAATGTAATCTGGCTAACCAATAAAAAACATAGGTGTTTTCCCTATGAACAAAATCAAAATATGATGATAGGCTTCAGCGCATGAAAACACCAGACCAGCTTGAGCAAGACTCAGCACAACACATACGAGACTTGGCGATGCTTGAGGCATACACCAACTGTCCACACCCCGGTGATTGGGATGCGGCAGCAACATCAATCTTAACCCGAGCAATCGAAATCATCGCTAAAAAGGAAGTGGAAATATGCTACAAGAAAAACAGTTCTTTCTGAAGTGCCTTGAAGAAGGGCCACTGTGCCAGCGGAAAATTGCCAACAGGATGTCATCAAGATTTGACACTTCGCCTGCCGCAGTCAAAGATGCTTTGCTGCGTGAAGGCTTGATTGAACTTGCGTATGTAAAGCGTGAGGGCGCAACACAAAAACTGAATCATTACTTCAAGCTGACAAAGAAAAAGCTGAAGCAGGTCGAGCAAATTCAAGTCAAGGTCAAAGACGTATGGGAAGACGGAACGCCAAAGTCTAAAAACAATGCGTTTGACCTGTCTGCATCAACTCATGTCATGTTTGATAAGGGCGAAATTGCCCGGATGACGCAAAAGTACAACCAGAACAAGCCAATCACTGTTTACAGTCGGGCTTGAGTGGTGGTATAGTTTAGTCAGACGGTTTAGATGTGGCGTGTACGAGACGCTAATACATCTAAGCCGTCGCAGGCTGACCCCTGAAGTTCTGGAGCTCGTACCTCCGGTCTTCAGGGGTTTTTTATTGGAGAATTTTATGGCTAAAAAGTCATACTCTGAAAAACTGCTTGACCCACGCTGGCAAAAGAAACGGCTAGAAGTGTTGGATGCTGCTCAATTCCAATGCGAGATTTGCGGCGATACAGAATCAACGCTTCATGTTCACCACAAACAGTATTTTAAAAGCCGTGAGGTCTGGGATTATGAAAGAGAGCAACTTGCTTGTTTGTGCAAAGATTGCCATAAAACTCATCATGAGAATGAAGATGTGTTGAAAGATGCAATTTCAAGAGTCCCATTGGATGGCCCATTCAATAATGATGATGTTGCATTTTTGATTTATGGTCTTTTAGGTATTCAGCAAAAAAACATGGACAAGTCACAGAAAAAAATGTGGTTGCATGGTGCTGAAGTTGCAATTTCTTATTGGAGTCCAAATGGCACGAATCAGAACAGTTAAGCCTGAGTTGTTTCGTCACGAATCACTTTATGAGGCAGAAATTAAAACAAACCTGCCGTTGCGCCTTGCATACATTGGTTTGTTTACAGCGTGTGACAGAGAGGGCAGATTTAAATGGAAGCCAAGAGCGTTAAAGCTGGATGTTTTGCCATACGATCAAATTGACTTTTCACGCGTGCTTGACGCGTTAGTCACGCATGGATTTATCGTCAAATATGAGAATGATGGTGATGAATTTGGTTGCATACCAACTTGGTCTCAACATCAAGTCATAAACAACCGAGAGTCAATTTCTTTGTTGCCATCCCTTGAAGAATCAACAACTTGCACGTGTGATTCACGCGTGGATGACGCGTCATTCACGCCTCTTGTGCATACTCAAGTGGAAGGGAAGGGAAGGGAAGGGAAAAGGAAGGGGAATAAGGAAAGCGCTGTCGCGCCTCGCCCTGATGATGTTTCTGAACAAGTTTGGTCTGATTGGGTTGCATTGAGAAAACGCAAAGGCACAACTATCTCTGAAACAGCAATAGAAGGCGCAAGACAAGAGGCTGACAAACTTGGATGGCCTTTGGAGAAGTTTTTGATTGAATGGTGTACCCGTGGAAGCCAAGGTCTTAAAGCTGAATGGGTCAAGCCTGATCAGCAAGGCATGAGCAAGACGGGCCTGATAAACAAAAAAGTCATTTCTGGCCTGACCCGTGGACTTATTGGAGGTGACACAAATGTCCGTTTACTTGGAAACTGATTTTTGCAAGCCTGATGACGGGCTTGATTACATCTTTGGCCGAATGATGGCTATTTTTGGTTCATCTTTTGCCAGACACTTTGACGAGGTTGATCCGGGGCTTGTTCGGCAAGAGTGGAAAAAGCAACTTGGGCGCTTTTTGACATATAGGCCGAGCATGGATTTTGCGATTGACAACCTTGACGGCAACTTTGTGCCAAGCGCCATCAAGTTTCGTAATCTGTGCAATGCTGGACCAGAAATCCCTGCCAAGCCTGTTCCTCAGATCACAAAGCAGCGTACACAGGCCGAAATTGAAGCTACAGAGGCCGCAAAAGCCAAAGCCAAGGCATTGCTGGCCCAACTGAAAGAAGGCCGCTTATGAAGCCGACTCGCCAACAAGCAATCCGTGAGTGCTTAAAAATACACGGCGCAGGACTGACAAGGCAAGAGATTGCAGACATCTTGCATATCCACCCGGCTAACGTAAAAACAGCCATTGCAGGAATGATTGACGTTTACGTTGACCGCTGGACAATGGGAAGTCGAGGTCAGTACAAAAAAGTTTATTGCGTTGTACCAGTTCCTGAAGACTGCCCACATCCAAAAGACAGGGTTTATCCCAATACCAAACCAGCAACTGTTTGGAGACAATTGCAGCATGACACGAACATACGCACTTAAACGACTGCTTGAACATGGCGAACTGACGGCCAAAGAAATGTTTGATATTACTGGTTGGACTGAACGACAAGTTTGGGCAACCATTCAACGTCTGCAAAAAACAAATATTGTCCGAAAGTACCCCAAAATGAAGTGGGGGTTGATTGACCTAAATCCATACCCTTATGACACGCAGAGCAGTTAGCGATCAAGGTGACAGATACCAAATTGAACTTGGTGAAGCGCGAGTTCTGTTTAGGACTTACGAGTCAACGGGCCAAAAAGTTCTGACACCTGTTCGCATTGAATGGTTGGAACGCAAATACGGCACGGGTTCTGTTGCCAGAATTCGTGGATACATGAAGAAACTACAAGACGGAGAATTGGAATGAATTGGCCCTTCCCACCAGCCACTGGCCCTGTGCCTTGGACAAACAAGCAGAAGCAGGCGTATGCCAAGCAGCAACGCGAACAAGCTGGAGAGGCTCCGCTGTGAGTAAGCAAGGCGAAGCATCTGTGGCTTCTAGGCGAGCCGTCATGTATCGCAAAGTGCTTGCAATCTTTGACCAAGTGCCTGACAAGTTTCAGGCAAGACAAGTTTGCGAGATGTCTGGCATAAACAAAAACCAAACAAACTACGCCATCCTTGCAAAAATTCTTGAGCAAGATTTTAAGTGTATTCAAGCTGGCTACACCTCGCACGATAGGCACTGGAAAAAACCATGAGACAAGTCATTGGGATTGACCCCGGAGTCAATACAGGCACTGCGCTGTACGTCAACGGCAAACTGCTGTCATTGCAGACCATCCAGCCGATTGACATTCAAGATTTCGTCAAGCGATCATTCTCGGACCTGATTGTGTTTGAGGACAGCCGACTGCAAAGCGCGGTATGGGTTCCATCTAAGAACAAAGCCGTTGCAAACAACATAGCTAGAAAGATCGGTCAGGTTGATGCGCTGTGTTCCTTGATTGAGGAGACATGCATCCGCTATGAAATCAAGTTCATGCGAGTCAGCCCCAAGGCAAAGGGCGGCAAGATGAACGCAGAGGACTTCAACAAGCTGACTGGTTACACAGCAAGGTCAAACCAGCACGAGCGTGACGCAGCGATGGTTGCGTGGCAACTAAGGAATCACAATGCGACCTGATATGCGATCTGGACAGCAAAACAAACTGATGCACTCCATAATTGGGCAAATTGCTGCTCAAGCAAAAGTTCACGGGTCGCGCTGGACTGTCGAAAGTTTTAAACGATTTTTGATAGATCAGTGGGCGCATGAAAATGGAGAGATGGATAGCGTAAGCAAGGTGATGCCAAGCATTGATGGTCAAAGAGTTGTTCAGCTTGGATTGCAAAGCAGGCGCTTCACCAAAGAACAAGCTATCAGCTTTACAGAGTGGCTTTTGTATTGGGCAGCGACAAACGGAGTGACGATTGAAGAACGCCGAGAAGAAGCATAAGGAGGCTGTAGCAAGCCTTGGCTGTGCGCTGTGCCATCACCTTTATGGCGACCATGAACCCGGTCCTGTAGAGCTACACCACCTCCGCGCTGGAGGCTGGGGCAAAGGCGACTACAAGACTCTGATTGGCTTATGTTACGAACATCACCGTGGCAATAAGGGTTTTCACGGGCTTGGCAGCAAAGGTTTTGTTGACTACTATGACATCACTCAGCAAGAACTGCTTGAGTGGACACTTAACAAGATAGGAACATGACATGAGCCGCAGCGTAAACGTACACACTTACATTGATATTGATGTTGACCTTGATGAAATCGAAACAGACGATTTGATTGAGGAATTGAAAAGCAGAAATGTTGCAACACCAGAAGGCGATCCTGAAGATGTGACGGAAATGTTTTATGCCTTTAAATTGGGCAATACAGACCGAGCAATGGAGCTTGCAAAAAAGATTGCCTGTGACCATACAGGGAGAATCTTATGAACTACGCAGCAATTGCCGCAGCAATGCAGGCAGAAATTGATGACAGCAAAGAATGCTACATGCCGAACAGCCCCGGCGCATTTGTACGTGATAGGCTGTTTCGTGATTGCATGTGGGAAGAAGCGGCATGGGCTTGGGGCTGCTTTTGCCGTGATAACTTTGGCGTTGTTGAGCTTGACCGTTTGCGTGTAGAGCTTAAACAACTTGCAGCAAACGAAAAGATGCCAGA